TCCTAACTCAACTGCTTCTTTGTACTTCATAATGTTCTCCTTTTATTAAAAAAAATATAGTATAATGTAAAACATTACTTATGTTTATTAATTTATATAAATAAATTTAAGGCCTAACAATCGATTTGCTGTTATAATTTGTGCTTTTATAAAAGTGTACTGCTAAAAAAATAATAGAACAATAAAAAGTATAATATAGGAAAAACACCCACACATGACCCACATAACACCCACACAACACCCAAGCACTAACCCCCCCCACATCAAGTACTATCCCTTTGATATTAGAACACCCACACAACACCCAAGCACTAACCCCCACACAATCACACACAAAGAACATTACATAGAAGAAACATCACAACTAATACATGAGCAGTACAACTATCCAGTTATTAAAGCAAGTAAGCAAGTTCAAGTTGTATATGATGAAGTAGTAAAGCAGTTAGTTAAGTCTAGAACAAGACACATGGGTAATAATAGATATTACAAGTTTGCTTTTGACAACAACAAGGAAGTGTTTAATAACTTAAAGTTTCAAGCAAACAAGAAACGACTAAAAACTTGGAAAGTAATACAAGAAATAAACCCATTGCTTCAAGTAGTTGAATTAGGTAGTAAGTTTACAGGTATTAGCAGTGTTGTTATTTCAAAGGAACTAGATGCTATTGTTAAACACCTAAGTAAAGATATTCCGTTTGTTGTTGAAGCATCTGGATTCAACTTAGCTGGTGCGTCTAAAATCAAAATTAATACAAAATCATTAATTCAGCTAATGCACACTGGAACTAAAACACAAAGATTTAAAGCAACTGAGATAATGCGTGTTAATAACGAGTACGGGTTTATTCCAATGCATAAAGTTAAATCACTTGCAGGTAGATTGTTTTATAAAGGTATTGCTCAAGAACTAAACCTACAAATGCTTAGTAGTGATGTTCGACGTGCATGCTTTGGTGGGTGCATTGAGATTGATATCGATGCGTGTGCACCAAACTACATGATTCAACAAGCTAACAAGTACAACATTAAGGTTACAATAATTAAACAGATGCTCTCTAATTCATTTAAAAAAGCAATTCGCGAAGATGTTGCTGAGTACATGTGTAGTAATACATCAGCTGAAAGTACAAAGAAAGCAAAGCAACTGATTAACGCCATTACAATGGGTGCATCACTGAGTAATCACAAAGGTTCTAAATTGCGTAGATTATTAACTTACAAAGAACTAGAAAGTGCCAAGGAACATAAATTCATTCGAGACTACTACGCTGAAGTTCAATGTATTCATGAAGCAATGCTCAATGATAATCAGCACTTGGTTAAACATGAGCAACTGCGTGTAGTTCGCAAGAAAGTTATCACTGATAAATTATCACAATCTAAAGTCTGTGCTTACCTGTACCATCGCTTTGAATCAACAGCGATGCAAACTGCTTTAAGTGGATTCGAAGATAAAGTAAGACTGCTTATTCACGATGGCGTTTACATTGACCCAATTACAACAACTGAAATTAATAAAATTAAGTTAAGATTTAGTAAATTGGGTTTAACTGTTTCGGTTAAGCAGTTATAATAGTAAACAAAGGAAAATAACATGAAACTTAAAGACACATTAATAACAAACGAAGCTCTTACAAAGAAACTCAAAGATAATAATGCATACAACTCTAACATTGTTTTAATTCAAGCAGGCCCACATAGTTGTGTCTATAACGAAGATACTACTAAGTTCATTACCTTTGTTCGTAAAGAACTAGGCAAACGTTTAGAAGACAATGGTATTAAATGGACTACTAAGGCTAGCCTGGACAATAAAAAGCTAGTACTGAGGAAAATACACGCACTACGGAGGAGATAATGTCTGTACGAGTCATTACAAATAATCAATTAAGAGAATTTGCTAATATATCAAACGAACTCTTGCTAGACTTACCTGAAGAAATTACTATAGAAATGGAATACGACACTGGTGCTAACACTTGGGACGAAGCTGTTAAAGATATTCCATTTCTGCGTCACGATAAACTTGCAAAAGAGATGATTCCATGTGTAATTGATTATTACATTAATGAAATATCATATGTTGAATTACCACACAAATACTTTTATACATTACCGCGCTTGCATTAATGCAAAAAGTCTGTATAATACAAAGAACACAAGGAGTGCTTATATTATTTCTTCTCCTATTTCGGCACTCTAGCAGTAGTGCCGTGTTAAAAACTGTTATCTTAACTATCTGCCTAGTTAAGAGTTAAAAAGTTAGACAGTTGTTCGCACTGAAAGCGAAAGCGGGGGATTTGTATAGAATCTACTCGTAGCACAGATAAAAAACTAAGGGGCTTCTTGCAAGTAGTTACTTTAGTTTCCTATCAATTAGTGAATGCTTGTATTCATGTGCGAACAACAAGCACTCCCTTTGCCCTTAGTTTTCCTTTCGTAGTTTCACTAAGTAAGCAAAGGGATTTTTTACGACTGTTACGTCGTACTATAAATAAAAGTAGAGGTTAAGTAGTCTTCCTTAAATCGATTTCGTTGTTGTACTTAACCTCGCCCTTAAGCTCTCTTATTTCATTAACTCCTTGTTAAATGTTCGTAAAGGTAAGAGGGCTTTTTTACGGCTTTTATTAAATAAATATAAATAAAAGTAAACATAGCAAAGGCAAACAAAAACAAAGGAGTTCCAATGCACCCATTAGACAAAGTAGAAGAGTTCTACACAATAAGAGAAAAACAACGTAATCACATCATTGATGAAACACAAGCAAAACGACACTTAGCCCAAGTAGTTAATTCAATGTCAGAAGCAGACGCTGTAGTAATAACAGAAACATTCTTAGAGAACTACCCAGTAGTAAACGCACTACAACGAATATACGATACATTACAAAGCACAAGTGCGAAAGCCCGAACTACATTCGGAGTTAAAGTTAAGTGGAAATTACTGCATACAGTATCAGACATTCTAAATGATGACTTAGTAGCCGCAGAAGCATCAAAGCAAACAATAGAAGTTCCAACTCCTCAAGTACCTGTAGACAATACTGCACCGCACTTCGATAAATTCTTTAGTTAAGTACCCACAGCAATACAATGAGCCATATCTATAAATAACTAAATACATATACAAGGAAATATTAACGATTATGGAAGATATGACATTAATATGGCAAATATTTTTAACAGTAGTACTATTTCCAAATGCTTACTTCGTTAATAGAGCTTTAAATAAATTGAAAGAAGTAGATAACAAAATCAATAAATGCCATGTAAATCTGCCAAAAAACTACATTGCCAAGAATGAATTTAATATTGCACTACATAGAATTGAAACACAGTTAGACCAAATTTATAACTTGTTACAACACAAGAAAGACAAATAGGAGCACGGGATGTCCAGTATTACTACAAGAGCAAGTAAAGGTTCAGAACTAACACATACAGAGTTAGACGATAACTTTACTAACCTCGACACAGACAAACTAGAAAACATTAACAGTGAATCATTAAGCGATTTAAGCAATGTTAATGCAACAACACCAACAGACGGACAAGCACTAATATACGACCCTCCTACATCAAAATGGATTGCACAAACTACACTTAATAATATAAAAGAAGATACTACGCCGCAATTAGGTGGTGACTTAGATGTACAGAACAATATTATTACTACAACAGGTACTAGAATTACTATTGGTGATTCCACTAATAAGCCTATTCGTTTTCAAGGTGATTCTGCAAATCAGCAATTGTTTGAAATTACACCTAACTTCACGGCAGTTGATTCTGGTTGTTCAGCATTGATTAATACTAGGTCATTAGTACATAACGAATCAGTAACTAAACGAACTATTTCATTATCTACGGATGATGTTACATCAAGTACTGACGCACGGTTTGAAGTAACAGTACCCACCGGTCCTGGTTTTAGAAAAGTACTAGAGGTAAGTGATGCCGGTGTTAAGATTGAAGATGAGTACACAATGCCGTTAGCAGACGGTACTGCTAATCAAGTAATTGAAACAGACGGCAGTGGTACATTATCTTGGACTACACCTAGTTCAGGTTCAGCAACTAATACATTTGGTACAATTGCTGTATCGGGACAATCAGATGTTGTTGCAGACAGTACTACTGATACATTAACATTAGCCTCAGGTAGTAACATTACATTAACTACAGATGCAGGAACAGATACAGTTACTATTGCATCAAGTGGAGGCATTGATTATGTTGAAACTACAGACCCTGTTAATTCAACTAACCCAGCATCAACTGGTGCTACATGGATTAATAAAACAGACGGTGAGATGTTCATTTGTACTGATAATACAGCAAATGCCAATGAATGGATTAATGTTGGTGAAGGAACAGGCAACATTGAGCCACCTGTAGGCGCGTGGTATGGAGATAGAGCAGTTGTATTTGGTGGTAAAATATCATCTGCTTGGGCCACTGATGTTATTGAATACTTTGATATTACATCAACAGGTAATGCTAGTGACTTCGGTGATTTAACACGAGCGATTAGACAAGGTGCCGCTTGTTCAAATGGAGCTAGAGGTATTAGAGCTGGCGGTAAAGACATTAATGGTAATAGAAAATCAAGAATTGAATATATTACAATTGCAACAACAGGTGATGCTTCTACGTTTGGTGTATTAACTCGTTCGCATAGTAGTTTAGCAAGTTGTTCTAGTAACACAAGAGGTTTGTTCGGCGGCGGTACTAGTGGGACTAATACAAGTAATACAATTGATTACATTACAATTGCAACAGCAGGCGATGCTAGTGACTTTGGTGATTTAACTTCATCCTCTGGTGCTGAAGAATTAACCGCTGTATCTGATGCCACTAGAGGCTTGTTTGCAGGAGGTAAGAACTTCCTAGGCGATTCAAACAAAATAGAATATGTAACGATTGCCACAACAGGTAATGCTACTGACTTTGGTGATTTAACAGTTGCTAGACAAGGCCTTAGTGCAACAGGAAGTACATCAAGAGCTATATTCGGCGGTGGTTTAACAACAGTAAGTATTAATACAATTGATTATGTGAATATCCAAACAACAGGTAATGCTACTGACTTTGGCGATTTAACAATGGCTAGAGACCAATTGGCCGCAACAAGTAATGCAACTAGAGGTGTATTTGTTGGTGGTGATACAGATGGTACTAATAAAGATACAATTGCGTATGTAACTATTGCGTCAGCAGGTAACGCTACAGACTTCGGTGATTTAACACGCGAAGTTAATGGTGCTTCAGCAACATCGGGCGATTAATATGGGTGAAGTAGCGTACTTAAAAGAATACCAACAGCACTCTAAAGCACTTGAGTTAGTTAAGTCTGCAGGTGGACTTGCTACTATCAACGAACAGAAGTTAGCAAAGATTGAAGCAATGCTACCAGCTGTTGATAGAGAAAACCACACAGCTGGTCGTGGTAATACACAAACTACAAATCAACTAATGACATTAACAATGATGTCAGATAGCCCTTACAGAAGAATAAGACAGTGCTTGGCACAAATAGAAAGCAAACGCAGTGCTATTGAAGAAACTGCATTTTCTTTAAAGAAAGAACAAATCAAAATTAAACGATTAAGAGCAACTAATGATGAACTTGATGCTGTTGAAGCAGATGAGTTAGAACATAAGTTATATCGCTCTAGAGATTACATTGATGCGGCTTATAAAGAGTTAGCAGTGTTCTTAGAAACAAAACAAGAAATACAAGAAGCACATAATATCCCTGACGATTGGGATGAACGCGATGCAGAGTTAGCTGAGATTGATAATCATATTAAGATGGCATTTAGACAAGCACATCGTGATATGATGAACACAGGTAGAATAGGCTTAGGCAACATGGAGTACTTAGAGCAATTTGGAATACATCCACAAACAGCACAACGCATTATTGCTAACTACATACAGGAAGAAGAGAAGATGATTGATGAAGGACAAATGCCAACAGTTAATCGTTTGTACTCATTCTTAGATAAGATGGCAGAAACATTTCACAACGCACATGAAGATGTACTTAATAGGATTGGTATTAAAGAACTAATCAAAGACGAGTACTTATATTTGGAGAACAAATGATACTTGAATACAAACTACACGCTAGTGACAAAGGTATGTGTACGCCTGCATGGATTGAAGATGGTGGTTACTTTGGTAATCCAGATAACAATACATACATTGGTATTACTACTAATACGGAGCACTACATTCCAGAAACAGTTAAACAGCTAACATTACAGCAATTGCAAGACAGACAGGTACTAATACATAATGTACATCCAATGCGTCTTAACAACGATGACATTGAAACTGTAATGACAGTAGCTGAGGTTCAGACATTAATGGAATCTTGGTACAATGATAAGGAGAACATCTAATGACTTGGCCTACTGGTACAATTAGTACAACAAACTTAGATGCAGGTACAGATAGTCCAGCATCAGCAAGAGCAGACATTAAGCAAATGGCAGACAATGTCAATGCTATTAAAGATGAATTCCAAGATGGCGATGGTGCTAAGTTAAGTGCTATCGAAGCAAGTGCTAACAATTACTCGCACCCTGCAACACATAGCATTAGTGAAGTATCTACTTTGCAAACAGCATTAGATGCTAAAGTAGATGATTCACAGGTACTAACGAATGTACCTGCAGGCGCATTATTTACAGACAATGATACTGTTTACACGCACCCAACAACTGATGGCAACCTTCATGTACCTGCAACAAGCACTACCAACAATGGTAAAGTCTTAACAGCAGGCGCAACAGCAGGTTCATTAACATGGGAAACACCTAGTGCAGGTAGTACAGGTGGTGAAACCTGTGTGTTTTATGTTGATTCAACAAGTGGTGGCAACTATGGTGGTGAATCAACAGCACCGTACAGACGAACTATCAACAACATGACAGACCCATCAAGTTATTATTCAGTGTCGGGTTATGGGATTACATTGCCTGCAGGTACTTACATGCTTGAACATTTACAGACTGTGATTAATGCAGTTGATGGACATTATGATACTGCTTTGGCTAATTCAAACACAAACGGCACAATACTTAGTAGTAGTGGCGGTGGCGGTGGCTACAATGAGATAGGTACTCAAAATGAAGGTATCTATGCTTTTGGTGGTGTGTTCACATTAGCAACATCAACAACAGTTGATATTCGTGGTGTTAGTGGTTACTATGTACCAACGCAGTATTTTAAACTTACGCACATTGTTGCACAAAGTGGAGGCAGTGGAGGCGGTGGAGCCGACTTAGGTAATTTAGAAGTTGATGACACTGAATTGTCAGTAAGCACAACAGATGGTAATTTGTACTTAGAAGCAAATGGCACAGGTATAGCAATGATGTCAAATCAATCAGAAGTAGATTCATTGCCGGGTAATAACACAAGAAACCTTATGTTGTACAAAAACCACTCAGCAACATTTGGAACAAGACACTATTCAAATCAAATTCTAGTTGATGCTAAGATTGATGGTAGTGAATCAGACAGTAATAGCTCTAGTGACAGATGGAGAAACATTTTACAAGTAGACCTTGATTTAAATGGAAAGGATTCAACTAACACTAGTAGCTATTTGTCTAGAGGACCACAGAATGCATTCTTTACAACTGTATACAATTCAGGTTCGTCAAGTTCAACATTAGGTAATGCTAACGGAGCACAAAATGTATTAACAGCCAAAACCACAGGCTCAGGTAATTTAACAATAACAGAATCAGCGGCTCACTCAGCTTCAATTGAAACTAATGCTGGTAGTGGAACTACTCTTACTTTTGACACAGTATATGGATATAGTTCTCGTGGATTTAGCGAAGGCGGTAGTGGAACAAACGATGTTGATAAGTTTTGTCACTTCCATGCTAGAGGTGGCGGCGCTTCATACGAACTTGCATTTGTAGCAGATACTACTGCAGGACAATCTCGTTTGAATGATATATTTTTACAGAATAAGTCAAGTGACCCATCACTTAGGTCAAACGGTTCACACATATACGCTAAAGACGATGCAGGTTCATCGGAAGTATATGTACAAGATGAAGCAGGTAATGTTACAAAGATATCACCGCATAATGATGCAGGCGATTGGGAATATTATTCAATTAACAAGAACACAGGTAAGACTGTAAGAGTTAACATGGAAAGAATGATTCGTAAACTAGAAGAGTTCACAGGCGAAACATTCTTTGATGAAGACTAATTCAACAGAATACCCATTCAACCTGGGGTTAAGCAGGTTATTACATAAGGAGATAAAAAGATGTCAGCGGCAACTAATTATTTAGAAAATGAAGTCCTAGACCATGTACTTGGTAAAGGCACAACGGACTTTACAAGTCCAACAACACTAACTGTTGGTTTATTCACAGCAGTAGCAGATGGTGAAGCAGGTTCTGTAACAGAAGTATCAGGTAATGCGTACGCTAGAACAGCAGTAACATTTGGTGCATCTAGTTCAGGTTCAGCATCTAATAGTGCTAATGTTACATTCCCAACTGCATCAGGTGGTAACTGGGGTACTGTTACACACGCAGGTATCTATGATAGTACTAGTGGCGGTAACTTGTTGTTTTATGGTGCATTAACTGTATCAAAAACAGTAACTGATGGAGATACATTCCAGATTAACAGTGGACAATTAAGTATTTCATTAGCATAGGTTAATTAAATGGCATTAGTCAACGGTTCGGTTAGCAATTATGTAAAACGCGATTATGTCGCTGTAGGTTATGTCCGTAGAGATATGTACGTGTCTGCAAGTACAACTATTGCAGGTAATATTGTTGCATACGTTAGTGGTGTAGTATCACTTAGTAGTAACTTTAGTACTACAACTGTTGCTGGTACACAAATAACTGCTGAACTAGATGCTAGTGTCACTACAACTTATAGTTGTACTATATTCGGTCAATTAACGACGGATATAATCCTTGATTTAACTTTAACACAAGTAACAGACCCAGGTCTATTAATAGGCGCTGACTTACCGGTTGGTTTAATTACTAATTGGTCTGCACTTGGGTCGCCACTCCTTGGCACTAGTGTTAATGCTCAATCAACATTTAGTACATCTATAAGTGCTGTTGTAGACACAGGCGAAATATTAGGTTCTGTTTCATTAACTACTGAGTTCTCACAAGATACAACTGCAAGTAATTTAATTACATTAGGTGGCGAAACATACGATTGGTCAGATAACGACAATTGGGATGATTGGTCACAATGGCAAAACACATGGATGTTGGAGACTGAATTCAGTACAACTACATCCGCTCTTCGTATTGTTCATGGTGAACTTGATGTTGATTCAGCATTAACATGGGATGCCAGTATTGTTGGTACTAGAGTAGGTGATATTGATTGCACAACAACTGCATCAATGTCTACTACACCAGCACTTACTAAAGCAACTGATGTATCATTAAGTACTGCATTTAGTACAACAATTGGTTCATCAATAACACGATACGCTGAAGTAGACTTAACTTCTGAATTCACTGAAAGTGTAAGTGGTTTAACAATTATATCATCTAGTGTTTCAATGTCAAGTGCCTTTACTGCTACAACAGCAGGAGGAGTTATACTTGGTACTGGTGGAACTATTAATACTGCATTTGGATTTAGTGGTGTTGGTGGTGTTGTTAAATACGCTAGTGCAAGTTTAGATACTGCATTTACATTATCAGGAACACCAACAACGTACTTCATTGATAGAACAAGATATATTATTATTCCAGCAGAAACTAGAATAATTAATCTTGCAGAAGAAGATAGAACATTAGAAATTAAACAAGAAACAAGGAATTTAGTTATTCCTATTAATTTAAAAGTAGCCGCTTAGGAGTTTATTATGGCAACAGGGTTCACAAAAGATAGAGTAGGTACTTACATTGAGAAAGACCCACAAGGAACACTCGATTATACAATTGATTGGAGTAGTTGGATTAACTCAGGTGATAGTATTACAGCAAGTACTTGGGCAATTGAAACAATTTCAGGTGATGCTAGTCCAATGACTACTTCAAGTAATTCATTTAATGCAGGTAGTAGCACTACAACTATATGGTTAAGTGCAGGTACAGCAGGTAATAAGTACATAATTACTAATACTATTACTACTAACAACGGTATTACTGAAGAACGGTACTTCAGAATCTTTGTTAAGGACAGAAGTGCATAATGTCAACTAAGAAAGTCGCTAAAGACTACACTGTTGTTAAGAACGGCATTGAGTTAAAATCAAAGCGCAAAGGCAAGATAGTTGTTTCTGAAGAAGAAGTGCGCATGTTAGCGAGATTGTTTTGTCCAGTAACAGATATGGTTAGGTACTTTGATATTCCTCAAACAACATTATTGCATCATTTTGGACCAATGATTAACGAGGAGAAAGAAAAAACTAAGCAGAAACTGCGTGCCAAACAACTAGAAGAAGCGTACAACGGCAATACAACACTGCTTATTTGGCTTGGAAAACAAATGCTCCAGCAAACAGACCAAGGCCCTAAGAACGATGATAACAACATGCCGTTACCTTGGAATGATGATGCACAAAATTAACGTGGGTACTAAAGATAAACCTGTTTGGTGTTATGTACACCACATAATGAAGGTGAGTTAAATGTTGAGTGATTGGCAAAAGCAAGTTTCCGCATCAGATGCAAGATTCAAAGTAATCATGGCTGGGCGTCGGGCCGGTAAGACATTTTTAGCAACACGGGAACTTGCTAAACATGCTAGGCATCCAAACAAGAAGGTGTTTTATGTTGCGCCGAGTTACAGACAAGCAAAGCAAGTTCTGTGGACTAAGTTAAAATATAAATTACAAGACCTTAATTGGTTAAATTCAGTTAATGAAAGTGATTTAACAGCAACCTTAGTTAACGGAAGTACAATTAGTTTAAGGGGAGCGAATAACTTCGATTCACTGCGTGGTGTAGGTTTAGATTTCATTGTATTAGATGAGTTTGCCTACATACCAAAAGAAGCATGGACCGAAGTACTAAGACCAACATTATCAGATACTAATGGTAGTGCAATGTTCATCTCAACACCAAGTGGTAAGGGTAATTGGGGTTATGATTTATTTGAGAGAGGTGCAGATGATACAGAAGAAGAATGGTTTAGTGCACAATTTACTACATTAGAGGGTGGCCGTGTTTCTGAAGAAGAAATAGAACAAGCGAGGAGAGATTTAGATGATAGAACATTTCGTCAAGAGTACGAAGCGAGTTTTGAAACATACTCGGGACAAATTTACTACAACTTTGATACAAAGACCCATGTTAAACAAGCAAAGTTTAACTTGGACGACATTAAAGAATTACATATCGGATGCGACTTCAATGTCAATCCAATTAGTGCCGGAGTTGCAGTTAAAACTAAAGAAGGTTTACACTTATTTGACGAAATAGTAATCTACTCATCCAATACAGATGAGCTTGTACAAGAGATTAAAACTCGCTATCCAGGTAAGCGTATTGTAATATACCCAGACCCTGCTGGAGCACAACGCAAGACTAGTGCAGGCGGTAGAACTGATATATCAATACTACAGAATGCTAGATTTATTGTTAAACATAGACCCAAGCATCCGCCTGTAAGAGATAGAATTAATGCAGTTAACTCAGCATTAATGTCAAGCGACGGTAATGTTAAAGTACAGATAGATGCTAAGTGTAAACATATCATTAGTGGTTTACAAAAGCAAGTTTATAAAGAAGGTACACAAGTACCAGATAAAGATAGTGGGCACGACCACACCAACGATGCTATTGGTTACATGATTGAATACTTGTATCCAATTAGAAAAGAAGTACCAGTACTAAAACGCAATGAAGCTTGGACTGTAGGAACATATTAATATAAATATATAAACAGAGAACACTTATGACAACATACACAAAAGATAGTTTAGAAGAAGTAAATTCCCTTTACAGCTCAATCGCTGTAAATTGGCTGTTTTTATACCACAGTTATAGAGGTGGACACTTATACAAAGAACAAGATTACTTGGCTAGGTATGTGTTCGAGACTAGTAATGAATATCGTAAGAGAGCAGAACAAACTCCATTAGATAATCACTGTCAATCAGTTGTACAAATATACACATCATTTATATTTGCAAATGAGCCTGTAAGAGAACTAGGAACAATGGCTAAAGACCCAGTTATTGGAAAGTTTTTAGAAGATGCTGATAGAGAAGGAAGAAACTTCACTAACTTCATGAAAGAAGCATCTACATTATCAAGTGTTCTTGGACACTCATGGATTATTGTTGATAGGCCATCAATTGAGCTTACTACAAGACAAGAAGAAATAGAACAAGATGTAAGACCTTATGTTTCTGTAATGAACCCATTAAATGTTATTGATTGGGAATATACAGTTACAGATAACGGCAGTAGAGTACTTACACACTTAAAAGTGAAGATATCTGAGAATGTATATAAGTGCTACTATCAAGATTACACAGATACAATTACTATTATTGAGAATGGTGAAGAAGAAGAAGTACATGTAGACCGTACTGATAATCCATATGGTAAAGTTATGGCAGTTTGTGTTTATAACAAACGAGATGCTATTCCAGGTATTGGTATTTCAGACATTGCTGATATTGCAGATATGCAAAGAGCAATCTTTAATGAGAACAGTGAGATAGAACAAATCATTAGATTAAGTTCACACCCATCGCTAGTTAAAACTGCTGAAACACAAGCAGGTGCAGGTGCAGGTGCTATTATTCAAATACCAGAGGACATTACTCCTGAAACAAAGCCGTACTTGCTACAGCCAAATGCACAGTCATTGGATTCAATTAGAGCAAGTATTAAAGACAAAGTAGAGTCTATAAATTCGATGGCAAACATAGGCTCAATTAGAACTTCGGAAGTGGCACGAATGAGTGGTGTAGCGATGGAAACTGAATTTAGATTGCTTAATGCTAGACTTGCTGAAAAAGCAGACCAATTAGAACTAGCAGAAGAACAAGTGCTACAACTAATTGCAGAAATGCTAGGCTATCAATGGGATGGAGTTATTAAGTACCCAGATAGTTTTAATGCACATGACACACAAAACGATTTATTGCTTATTGAAAAAGCACAACAACTTACTAGTAATCCTAAAATTCTTAGTAAGTTAGAAAAGAAGTTAGCGATGCTGATGATTGATGCAGAAGAGTTAGATGCTATATTAGAAGATATAGACGAATTCATTTAATGCAAAGAGAACTCATCGACAACGGAAACGCTAAATACAAACAACACTGCATAGAGCAGGCTATTACTCATAAACATTAACGAGGTAAACAAAATGTCAGAAACAGAACTGAAAAATATGGTAAACGAAGATACTGATACTTCTCAAACACAGGAAACAACATTTTCACAAGAGGATGTTAATAAACTTATTGCACAACGAGTTGACAGAGAAAGAAACAAGTTCGAAAAGAAATTCTCGGGCGTTGATTTGGACTTATACAGCAAATTAGTTGAGCAAAAAGAGAAGAAAGAAATTAACGAGGCTAAGGCCCGTGGCGAGTTTGACAAGTTATTAAAAGACACAGTAACAAAAAAAGACACTGTTATTAATAACTTAGAAAATGAACTAAGAAACATTAAAGTAAATGGTGCTTTGTTAAACGAAGCAAGTACTAGAAAAGCAATTAATCCAGACCAAGTAGTAAGACTACTAAGTGATAGGGTTAAGTTAACTGATGGACAGGTTGAAGTATTAGATGATAATGGTCAACCAAGATATACAGAAGGTGGTGACCTCATGGGAGTCCATGATTTTGTAGGAGAGTTTCTACAATCAAACCCACATTTTGTACAAGCAGGACCTAAAGGTTCGGGTACATCAAATGCTATGACAGCACAACAGCCAACTAATAATGATTTCGACCTTGAATCGTTAGACATGAACAATCCTATAGACCGTGCCAAATATGCAGAGGCGAAGGTTAGAGGGTTAATTTAATATATTTTTTAGGAGAATAAAAAATGGCAAATGAATACTTATCAGGCTTCAGTTTAGATAGTCTAGTAGTTCCAACTAAGGCGGCAGCTCTTTACACAGCACAAGAGCAGTCATTATTTTTATCAGGTCAATTAGTTCCAGTTATCAATGTTGGCGCTGGTTCAGCATCAGCACAAATTCCACTATTGGGTGAAGCAACTGCTACTGAATACACATCAGACAGTGCTAATTCAGACTTAGCGGCTAATGTTATTACTGATACAAACAACTCAATTTCAGTAAATCCAATTGGTGCTCGTTCTGTATTGCGTAGTGCACATGGTATTGACCCTGCAGAGCTAGGTCGTGTACTTGGTAACGCGGTTGCTAAAACATTTGATACAGCAGTACTAACTGCAATGGCAACTGACTTTACATCTTCAACTACAGATTCAGTTCCAATGACAGCAGATTCTATCTTTGATAGTGTTGAGCAAATTCGTGGTGCAGGTGAAATGGGTCAGTTGTATGGTATCCTTTCAACTTCAGAAGCAAATACGCTTATGAAAGCACTTTACGGCGATGCTAACATTGCAGGTGGTGACTTCCAAACTGAAGCATTGCGTAATGGTTTTGTTCTATCTTTTGGTGGAGTACAATTCTTCCAGTCAGCACTAGTTCCATCAGCACACTCAGGTTTCATCTTTGGTAAAGATGCGGCTCGTATTGCTATGGGTCAAACTCTACGTGTAGATACTGAGTCTCGTTTGGCTGCAATGGGTGTTGATATTGTTGCACATATGGCGGCTGGTGCAGGCGTTGTAGATGCTAACAGAGGTATTCAACTTATTAATGTTTAATTTTAAGTAGGTATAAGTTATGAGCATGAGCACAGACAACGATATCCTTGAATATATGCCTGATTTAAACGATTATGGCATACAAGGGTTTAGCGACGAACATGCTAAAACACGCAATGATATTCTAAGGAGACTTAGAATTGAATGGTACCCAAGACATAGAGGGCATTCATCTTCAGAGATGGATGTATCTAAGTTAACGGAATCGCAGTTCACGCGAGTTGCAGTGTTTCATGTTCTAAGTTATTACATTTTACCTAAGTTAACTCAGTTTACTACTGATGGTGATAGATTTCAAGTAATGTTGGACTTTTATAAAGGTCGATATGAAGAAGAATTTAATTTAATTCTTCGAGACGGAATTGAATATGATGAAGATGGTGACAGTACTGTTACTGATTCAGAAAAAGCACCTGAAGTATTTTTAAAGTTGGAACGATAGATGAATAAACGGGAATTAATTGTTGAAGATTTAATCAGTGTTTTAAGTGATGCTGATGACCCACGATTTGGTTTAGTAACAAGAGATTTGTTCGACCCAGAGAGTTTAAGTCGACAACAATTTCCTGCTATCTATATTGCAACTGCAAATGAAACTAGAGCAGACCTAACACAAGGTGGCAGTAATGGCACTAGAGAAGGAATACTTGAAGTTACATTTGTAGCATGGGTTAATGGGGCAAATATTGATACTCAAAGAAACAACATTATTGAACG